CGACGGTGCATTTGGCATCCGCGAGATGGCTCCGGAACGCCTCGTCGTCGAGGTGCAGCTTGCCCGCGATGCCTCGGATGTCGGTCTGCCGCTGCATCTCCGCGCTGGCGCCTTCTGCGCGAGCAGCCCGGATGGCTTCCTCGTTCGATACGATCGGGGTCGGGGTCGGGACCGGTGTGGGCTCCACGACCGGCTCGGTCTTTTTGGGGTCGGCCATGGGATCCTCCTGCTGTGCCGGCTGATTCGATCGGGTACCCGTGCCTGCGTCCGCGGGGACCGGCACGGGTGAAATCTCTGTCGGTGTGTGGCTTGCCCAGGTGCGGACCTGGTATCCTGTCTCCGGGTCAATGCTCAAGACTGGCTGCCCGTTCTTGTCGTAGCCGTAGGACCATTTGCGGATCACGCCGCTGCGAATCTTCGCAACGGCTTCCGCATCACTGGGCTGGTCGCTGAGCATAACGCGAGCGACCGCGCGATCCCCTTCAATGCGCGCTGTCCCGAGAACGACAGAGCCAAGAATGAGGTCCAGCGGATCCACGTCCGTCCGCAGATCTTGATACATGTCTCTGGCGTGCGAGCGCAAAACATGCGCGCCGGCATTCAACTCCGAAAGGTCCATGCCGGAAAGGGGCAACTCTTCCCAGTACAATTCGCCCGCGCGGTAGTCGTACTTGAGCACGCGAGCCCCGGCAGAAAACTCCACCTCGACGCTGTTGTCCTCGTCGCGCCAGGTCTCCGGGATCACCGATGCAGCACGAAGCGTCTCCGCCCGCTGCTGCTCTGGCGTCCCTCTGTTTTCCCGATCGGCCAAGCTACACCTCCGCACCCACCCTAGACTACCTAGGGGGTGTCACGTCAGCTGTCTATATGACGATTTCTCAAAAACTGCCCCCTTCGTTCTTTTCCGGGGCTGCTTCCCCGCTCAACACGCCTGATCCCGTGGTCTTCCGTGGGTCGGAATCGAGCACGATCCCCAGCTTGTCGAGGAGCTTGTTCGTCGCCGCGATGTCTCCCAACACCTTTTCGGGGTCCTGCCCCCTACCTGCGATTGCTGCACCCAACCCCCGCAGACCGTTTCGGATCTCAAGCGCATCCGCTTCCGCGTCATCCTTACGTGTCGCGCTTTCGATGGCGGGAATGGACCACTGGACGCGGTAGCAGCGATCGTCCTGGGGGAGCAGCCCGGCTGCTATGGCCGCGTCCACAAACCACGCATATTGTGGGGCCAGCGCGAACGGGATGAACACCTGCTCTCGGAGCGCCCGGATAAGCCGGTGCTGCTCAAGCAGCCCGAGGCGGATGCTTGAGAAATTGACCTGCGAAAGGTCCTGCGTCAGGACCTCGTAGGACAGCCCACACCCCGCCGCAATCTCACGGAGAGACGAGCGCACGTATTCGCTGTAGCCGCCCGCGGTGCCGGGTTGGTTGACGTCGATGGTCTTGCCGTCCGGCAAGTAGGCGATCATGCCGGGGCGCAGGGCCTCGACTACGTAACCGTCTGCGTCCGTGACGAGATTCCCGTCTGCGTCCGTATGGTCCGCTATGCCGTCGGGGTTGCCCTCGTCGTCGCCGTAGTCTTCATACTCCTCGGGAGTGCCGCCCTGCACCGAGGCAAAGAGCATGGACGCAGACTTGGCCCGCACCCGCTCCGCGTCCGTGTAGCCCACGTGATCCCACACGGCGATGATCACCGAAGCAAGCCACGGCACACCGCGCACCTGGCCGGGGCGGAGCTCTTGGTACAGGTGGACCACGTCAGAGGCAGGCACCCGGACAGTGTCCCACACGGCGGCAGACCCGTAGGAGCCCCCCAGTAGCAGGGAGCCGCCGGGGTGGCTGCGCAAAAGGTGGTAGGCCCTGCGCCGATCCAGCACGTCGAACTCGACGCCTTGCTCGATGCGGCCCCCATTCTGCAACGCTTCGTTTTTCTCCAGTGGGAGATGGTCCCCCTCGAGAACCTGGAGCTGCACCGGAGGCAGCCCACGCATATCCGTCATGCGCCGGGGGCGCTTGCGGACAATGACCTCCCCGTCGCCAAACAGCGCGCGGCCCTGGAGACTCTGCAGGCTGTAGAAATTGCTAGCGTTGGACGGGTAGCAGTTTTTGGACCATGCCTCGAACAGTTCACTGATCTGCGTGTCGAGCTTGTCATCTCCCGTCGCGGGCATCGGGCGAATCCCTGCACCGACGAGATTGGAGACCAACGCCTCGATCGCCCGGTGTCCGTAGGGATTATTCCGGATCAGGTCGCGGGAGCGGGCCCGCAGGCTGTCGAGGCCCGCGAGGATTTCCGCGTTGGCGCTCGCGCCCGTGGTCTTCCAGCCGTCTACCCGGTACCCGCTCGCTGCCCCGTCGTAGGCTCGACGACCACTGCGGGAGCCTCTGCCCGCCCGGTGTCCTGCCGGCACGGGGAAGGGTATCGCGGGGGCCACGGAAGGCAGGGGGAGGAGGCTGCGCGCCTTGCGGTACCCTAGGACGGTAGCCCCGATCGCGAGATATGCAGCGTCGGCGAGTGCAACCATCAGGCAAACTTCGTGTAGCTGGCCACGCCAGCGCGGTGCTTGTTGCTCGACGAGCGCAGCGCAGCGCGTAGCCGGACGATGGCCGTCCAGAGCGCGTCCATCGAGGCGTAGGTGACGGACTTGTCGCCGTGGCGGACAACAAGGGTGCCCGCTGCATACGACGTCTCAAGAGCCTCGAGCTGTGCTGACGTAAAGGCCATGCCGCTCCGCCGTTACCCCCAGCCCGAACGCCCGCGCCCCTTGGGCGTAGGCGCGCGGCGCCTGGGTGGAGACGTGCCCGCTGGCCGAGGAGGCACCGGGGCCACGTCTGCCCTAGGATACTCCTGCCGGGGGGGTGTCACGTCAGCTGTCTTTTCTTTTTTCTTTGCCCCCGGCCGCGCGCTGCCCCCTGCGCCCAGCCGCAGGCCCCCGAGGATCAAAGAGTGTACCGCCGCGATGGCATATCCCAACGTATCCCACGCCTCGTTACGCGCCGCCTCTGCGATCTTCTGCCAGGTCCACACGTCGCGCCCTTTCTTGTCCCGCGTCTTCACCCGCTTCTCACTGCTGAGCTGGTCAAGGAAGTCGGGGACGGCCTTGATTACGTGGTCTGGGATGTGGACGTACCCGGGGCCGTGCTGATGCACGCGGAGATACCCGCGCATCGTGTCTTTCGCGGTATCGACCCCGACTGCGTAGAAGATGCCGTGCTTGCGCCCGCGCTTGCCGGGGCTGCGCCGGACCTTCTTGTCCCACAGCGGGCGCTTGCCTCCGACCCCCTTGATCGCGTAGACGCGCCAGCCGCCCCGGCCCCGGGTATAGGCGTAGTCATAGACCTGCTGCGTCCTGTGTCCGGAGTCTACGCAGGTTGCCCGGGGGCGTAGGACCTTCCCGTCCTCACGGGTGTAGGAGCTCCGTACAATCTTGTCGAGAGATGCCCACGTCTCCGCCGCGAGGGGATCCGACAGGATGATCCGATAGTCGAGAATCCACATCTCGAAACCGAGGCCGACCCCCAGCACAAGCGCCTCAACGCGATCGTCCTGAACGTCCACACCGACGGTGATACTGCGGACACCGTTGGGGATCGCGGCCCCCCAGCTGGGCTCGACGCGCCGGGAAAGGGTGTGCGCGTCGATGACGTCGCCGGGGACCTCGTAGGTCTCCGCAAGCCGCGTGTTGATGAACGTGCGGTGCTTGTCGGTCGCGCCCGTCTTGAGCTCCGCCGTCGCCGCGTCCCACTGCCGGGCCATATCGACCCAGGAGTAGGAGCCAACCGGCAGATACAGCGCACTGATTCGATAGCTGGCGATGTCCGCGACGTCCGGGTGCTCTGGCCGCCACTCCCCCGCGGGGAGCATCGTGTTTTTTTCGTGGTCCTCGAGGCCCACGCCGCAGTGCTCACAGAAATACCGCGCCTCTTCCGGGTGCCCCCTGGGCCACAGCAGCCGATATTCTTTCGTCGCCTCGTCGCGCCAGGTCAGCCGTTGAAATTCCCCGCAGTACGGGCAAGGCACCCAGAAAAACGCCTGATTCCCGCGCAAAAACCAGCTCTCGATGTCGGAGTCGCCTTTGATTTTCGGGGAGCTGACGATCAGCGTCTTTGCCAGCTGGCCATAGCTCGTCTGTCGCCCCATCGCCAGCTCTGTGCTTGACCCCGCGTAGCTGACGTTCGCCCGGTGATCGTCGGCCTCGTCAATA